GATGAAGTTGAGCGGTGCTTCTGCGGGATTGCCGTAAATCATAGGCTGTCCACCCTCACCTTTAGTCCAGTACAACCCTCCTACACAGTCGTAGGTCTGTCCGTCTACACCTCCCTCGATGCCTTCGTAGAGCTTCATAAGCCCATCAGCCATTGGCAAGTTATCTTCTTCGATGGTGAGGAGATATTTGAACTTTGATAGCTCGGGATTTGCAAGGATGCTTGCAATCATCTCGTTATACGCCTCCCCCACTTCCATTTTGATGGCAAAGATAGGCCCAACCACTTTCTGGTTCATGGGCTTAATTAGTCCCATCCACGACTGCACGGCCTTTGCGGGAACCATTCCACGTGTGGGACAAATAATGATGGTAGAAAGGTCTTGGTACGTTCGTGACTTATCTAGTCTCGCTAACGTACCAGGGTCTGAGTTGTGTCTTCCTTGTAAATCAGGCACCACTATTTGCGGTTTCATGGAATAAGAGTAGCACACATTTGAACACACTTATCATGTCGTGTGGATAACTTATGTGTTGGCGAAGAAGATAGCGTTGTATCGGTTTTGTGATGAACCACCTGTACCTGTGATGGCTGTCGAGTTAATAGCTGCGGGGAGTATTTGAATGTGCGCCGCGTTGCTTGTTACCGTCGTTGATGCGATTCCTAAGAATGGCATGTGGCGAGATGATACGTTCGTTCCAATGATGGAACCCATTGTGCTTTGAGACATGCTCACGTGCATACCCGATAGAGAACCAATAGCTGCTCCTGCGGTGCTCATAGTCATAGCTTGCACGAGGTAGTAGTTTCCTGGTGTGAGAGATGATGCACCAGTCTGTAGAAGAACAGCTCTTAGACCGTTGAAAGATGCTGAGATGTTTCCGTTTGTTCCGTAGTTGTTCGCCGCGCTGTTGTTACCCCAATAGATGTAGTGGGTGTGAGCTGTCACAGAGTTCTGAGAGAGGCGAGCCGCAAACATCCATGTAGAGACACTAGAAAGTGTACCTGCGTTGTCGGTGTACAGTCCGTACATCATGCCAGCAGTCCACGAGCCTGTACCTGCCACGGTGTTGTACGATACTTGTCCTAGTACTTGGTCGTATGATACATACTTGTCTACGAAGAATGGGGATATATACATGCTCATAGAAGAGACCGAGCCACCTGCTGTGGTGTTAGTCGCACCAGAGTACATAGACGATGAAGCAAACGGGAGCGGCTCAGTAGGGAACATTTGAGCGGTGTAGTATGCAGGTGCGCCAATGCTAATTGTAGAGCCGTTGGTAGAGATAGATACGGCACCTGTTGCGGAGAGAGATGAAGTAGCAGGAGCTGAGATGTTCACAACAGAACCGTTAGTACCTGAGAGGGTAAGGTTTATTCCCGAGTAGCCGATGGTAGAGCCTGATGCGGTGGTATTGCCTGCGGTATTGGCTCCCAAAAGGTTAACCCAGTTGTTCTCCGCTGCTGCGCCTGGTGCCGCTACTGATGCGGTGATGATTGACCCTGCGGATGTTCCGAAGGTGACGTTGTTGGCGTTAGAGAAGCCTAGAGTGGTGAAGGAGAACGAACCGTTCGAGGCTGAGGCTACAGGGTTCACACCCCCACCTGGAGCAACTGAGATAGCAAGACCATTCGAGTTAAGCGTGATGGATGCGTTTGTGGCTGATGTGCCAGTCCCCGCGTACCCGCGTCCGTCGAGCGAGATACCAGAGCTGTTCACCGTCCACGTCACATTGGATTGTGCGGTGTTAAGACCCACGGCGTCGTTAGATGCACGCGCGGTAGTCAATCCGTTGTGAGAGGCGTAGAGACCCTGTGTCCCTGTAGAGAATGAGATGCCGTTTGAGTTGGCGAACGTAGCTGTTTGGAAGGTGAACGAGCCGTTGGCGGCAGAAAGCGCCTGGTTGCTCTGTGAAGTGAGGGCGTTGTGACTTCCCACGATGGTGTGTGAGCCTCCTGTACCCGATGAAAGGGAGAGGGTGACACCGTTTAGGTTCGTGAAGGCGAGGCGAGCTACGGAACCTGATGTGGCACTGTCCGATACCGTCCATGAGCTGTTTGTGACCGTAGGGACGGTGTAGGAGCCTACGAGAGACCCGTTTGATGTGTAGAAAGATAGACCGTTTAAGTTCCCAAACGTAGCAGTCTGGAAGGCGAAGGAACCGTTTGAACCTGAGAGAGCCTGGTTGCTTTGAGAGGTGATGTACGGCCCTACCGAGACACTCACGCCACCAGAGTTCACCGTCACGCTTGCGTTAGTCGCACCCGTTGCCGTTCCTGCATAGCCTCGGGCGTCAAGAGAAATACCACTAGAGTTGACTGTCCAGGTTACGTTTGACTGCGCTGTGTTCAATCCTACCGCGTCGTTACTTGCGCGGGCTGTGGTGAGGTAGTTCGTCTGCACTGTTGCGTAGATACCTTGTGTACCTGTCGAGAACGATACACCGTTAGAGTTTGCAAAGGTTGCAGTTTGGAAAGTGAAGGAGCCGTTTGCTGCTGAAAGGGCTTGGTTAGACTGTGAAGTGAGGTAGTTTCCTACAGAGACCGAAACACCGTTAGAGTTGGCTGTCACTGATGCGTTGGTTGCGCCTGTCTGTGTTCCTACATATCCTCGCCCATCCAGGGAAATACCTGAGCTATTTACTGTCCATGTGACGTTAGACTGAGCGGTATTTAGTCCTACGGCATCGTTAGAAGCTCGGGCGGTAGTTAGATAGTCGGTGCGTACTGTAGCGTAGATGCCCTGAGTGCCAGTGGAGAAAGATACGCCGTTGCTGTTGGCAAACGTCGCGGTCTGAAATGTGAACGAACCGTTGGCCGCTGAGAGGGCTTGATTGCTTTGAGAGGTAAGTCCGTTGTGTGAGGCGGTGACTGTGGAACCGTTCGTGCCGAAGGTGACACCGTTAGAGTTTGAGAACACGTACTCAGTCTGTGCAGGTACGTTCGGTACGGTGTACGAGCCAACCATCGAACCGTTTGAGGTGTAGAAGGAGAGGCCATTTAAGTTGCCAAATGTCGCGGTGGAGTAAGAGAAACTACCGTTAGAACCTGAGAGTGCGGGTGTGACTCCTCCACCCGTGCCTGCACCGCCAACAATGGTTACAGAGTTAGCGTTCTGAGAAAGTGTAATGTTGTTACCACCAGCGAGAAAGTATGTGCCAGTGGATATGTTAGCAGTCGCGCCCTGGGTATTCCCTCCAATTTGGTGTGTGATTCGTTTGTGATAGGCCATACTATACGCCGATTACCCAGTTAGTACCGTCAGAGAAAAGGGTGATGGCTTCATACGAGAGTAGAGACCAACTTGATTCTCCGTCGATTGTTTCGCCTCCCGTGGTGTTAATTGTAACACTTGCTGAGTGTGTATTCTTGATTGTGTAGAGGTTGGTATTCCCTACTGCTGTAGGCATGGTTAGTACGTAGGCTGCGGGTATGACGTAATAGTAGTCAGTGTTCGATGTCGAGCCTGCGCTGGCCGAGCCAGTCATGGTAATAATACTGCGTGCAATACCTGCTCCACCGCCCCCAGGGATGTTGAAGGTTACGTTTCCATGTCCGTCAGAAGAGATTACAACACCAGAGCCAGTGAGGTTGATGCTCTGTAGGTCGCCTTCAACCTTGGTTGCGGCGTTGAAGACTTCTACACTTTTTGATGCAGTTCTTTGAAGTGAGAGTAAGTTAGGCGTGTCTTTCAGGTCATCGTAGGAGAGCTTCTTTTTAAGGAGCGGTATGAGCGTTTCGGTGGTAATAGTGGCGTGAGTGCCGTTTTCGCCACGTTCACCCTTCTCTCCTCGTTCTCCTTTGTCACCCTTCTCGCCTTTCTCACCTGGCAAGCCTCTTGGGCCGCGTGCCCCCGTCTTCCCGTCTACACCTGGAGTACCAGGGTCTCCTTTATCACCTTTCGCACCTGGGTCACCCTTCTCGCCTTTCTCACCTGGCTCACCCTTGTCGCCTTTGTCTCCTTTAAGTCCCTTGACTGTAATAGTGGCAGTGTCGGCAACAGTCTGTACTTCTTCTGACTTCTTTTTAAGGCTAGAGGCAATCTCGTCTAGCTTCAACAGTTGTGCCTCAGCGATAGGCTCTATGTTGTTCTTTTCGGTTAACTGTATGAGGTGGTCTATTCCACGTTCGATGTTTTCATTCATACACTACTTTATTTTATCCCATTCTGCTTTGAGTTGGGCGCGGGTTTTGAGTGTGGCTTTATCCGTATTCCAAAGGACTGTGAAATCCCCATCTCCTGAGAAATTAGGATAAGTTAGCCCGTCGTAACCCTGTTCTTGTAATAATGCAGCAAGCCTATCACCAGCATCATCTCCTTTTGCGATTAGATTGCTTATTACGTTGTTGAACATCTTTACTGGGTCGACCTCTTTTTGACTATATTTTCTAATGTCTTCCGTCGAGACACCCAATTCTTTAAGTAGACTGTTTGCCTTTTGTTGACTTGGTACAAGTTCATTTAATTTAACTAGTCTTGTGTCTAAGTTAAATTCAACAGCCAAAGTTTTACCACCAACCACTCTTGCGTAGAGATTAGCATCTTCATCCCCTGCGATATAAAGCCCTCTTCCGTACGTAGACGAGCCTTCACCTGTTCCAATCTTTGTTCTATCAAATTTTTCAAATTCTTGCTTTGAAGCATGTTTCGGTAGCCCCTTCACCCACTCATCAAACGTCTTACCTTCTGCCTTGGCTTTGGAGATAGAGGAAGTGAGGGGGTCTTTGGGGAGGGACGCAACAAAGCGAAGCTCGCCTGTAGCGTTATCTATGGCAAGATTCTTTGTGGGGATTTTTAGCGCGACGACTTCACCGTTCGGTATTTGTTTAGCATAAAAGCCAGCACCATAAACACCGAGCGCTTCCTTATTTGCACCTTTAGTGAGTGACAAGTAGGAGCCATTATTGAGGTTGCTCCATGCGTTTCCTTGCAACTTGGAAGCGAAATTAGGGCTAGTGCCGTGATATACGGTAATGGTATCGCCTTTGAATTGGCTTATATCGTAATTGCCCACCGAACCACTGCCCGTGCGGTCTGCTTCTGCTCTAGCTTTGGCTAGTAGAGCCTCTAGTGGCGTTGCAGGGGAGTCTACATATTCAGTCTGCCCATTCAATTTTACCTGTGACAACGTCTGCCCGATTTTGTTCTGCCCGCTCTTAGGCGTCGGCAGCATGACTGTGTTATTATTTATATCGTCACCTGTGCCACGTGTACTTGGTGTATACGCAGACGCTCCTTCTGGGGCGTTTGTAGCATCAAAACTTCCCGACGTATCTGTTTTGAGTGCAGACACGTCCCCCCTTTCTGTAAGTCCTTTGGAGGTAGAGGTATTTGTGACCGTTGATGGTCTTGATGACTTTGTACCAGGGGATGACACGGCTCCTTTCTGTGGTAGAGTAGTAGATATGATTTCACTAGCAGGGTTAGTTACAGCAGGAATAGTAGGGGCTTGGCTTTGGTTTAGGCTCCCAGACCTGTTTGATTGACGTACCGATTCAAGCGCGTCTACTGTTGACTGAGATTTTGATGGTAGCGGTATAGTAGGGCCGCTAGGGAAGGAGGTACGCGGTGCTCCTGGCTTTGGCGCGGGGAGTGCAAGTGGCGGCAAGCTAGCGTTACGGTTAGCTTCTTTTACTACAGAAGACATTTGCAGTGGAAGACCTGTCTCACCAGAGAACTTTGATGACATCATCGCTCCCTTGATGCGTGCGCCCGCCTCGGCACCCACAATGGAACCAAGCGGGCCGAAGTGCGCGCCGACAACAGAACCGATGGTGCTTGCGAAGTACTTGCCAAGTTTACCTCCGTCTACTTTCTTTCCGTCTAGTTTTTCAAGAAGGTCGAGGACTGCGAAGTGGCGTGAGAGTTCTGCGTTTACTTTAGCCACATCGGCTGACTTAGTATTCTTTTCGACTATTGTCTTAAATGCCCTGGCAATCGCTTTGTCGGCAATCTTGGATGCGCCGTTGGTATAGTCTATCGTGTTGTACTTGTTGATTTTAGCGTCGTGTATTTTGTCAAGAATGATGCGGCCTGTGTTATCAGAACGGAGAGCCAAGCCCTTTACTTCTGCGTCAACCTTATCCAATGCACGTACCAGTGCTTCACCTTCAAGTGAGCTTTTGTTTATTGCGTCTTTCAATTCGTCAGCGACATACTTCAACGTGACGCTTACTCCCTCACGCTTCAATGCAGCGCTTACCGTGCCCTCATATGGTTTGATGAAATCGTTTAGTTCTTGGGTAGCGGATTGTGTGCGGATTGTGCCTGTATCGTCAACTGCCCCACGGAGTAGGTCTGTACGCGCAAGGTCATCTAGTGGATTTACACCACGAGACTTAGCCTTCGTTGTCACCTTGCGTATTTGGCTGTAGCTATCTTCTAGGCGCTTTAGCTCGGCAACACGCTTAGTCACTATCTTTTCTGGGTTCTTCTTAAACGGGTTGCTAAGCGGGTTCGTTGCTTCTTGGATGTTGAAGGGGGTAGGGCCAGCCTTGGTTGGTGCCTTTAGACGTGCGTTTGCCTTTGCAATACCAGACTGCAACCCCGTGAAAGTCCCAATGATATTCGAGGTATCTGCGGCCACGTCGGCTACCTGCTCGGTAACACGTCCAGCTTTACTCTCCGCAAACTTCTGAACCTTCTCAGAGCTTCCTATTACATCACCAACTTTCTCGACTGCCTTGCCCACAGGCTTGAACACAGGTGCGAGTGGGGAAGAAATGATGGTAGCGACACCAGCAGCGGACTTTATACCTCCTGTTATAAGTGGCAGTGGGTTCTTCAATGTCGCCGCCTGCTGTTGCTCGTATCCTTGCATGATTTGGTCTTTACCAGACTGCACAGCTTCTGGGATGCTTTCGATTGCCGAGCGTAGTGTCTCAGCACCAGGCATCGTACGCTCAAATGATATTTGTGATTTGTATTGTGGGTACTTCTCTACCATCCTACGGGTCAAGTCTACGTCATTCAGGGAAGCGTATTGTGGGTATTTTGCCTTTATCTTAGCCGCAAACTCTTGTGGTGTCATAGGCTATTATAGGATTCCTAATGGGTCATCGTTGTTTACTGTTGACTCTGGCGGCGTTTGAGTATTGTTGTTTTCTGGGATGTTCACATTAAGACCATAGCGAGATGCACGTTCTTTAGCGAATTGTGCTTGCTGTTCTTCGTATGCTGCCGAAGACTCTGCGAGAGACTTAGACATCTCCACAATGTTTTCGAGGTCGGCTAGTGCTACACCAGCACCACCGTAGAGGATTTTCTGACCGTACGCGTCAATGCGGTTAAGGAGTGAGGCTCCTTCTGCGGTACGAGCAAACTCACCTTCACGAACCACAGACTCTGGGTCGAGGATTTTGTTGAGAGCGATAATCATGGCTTGGGATTGCGCGTTGATTGTCTTTCCCTCCTTCAAGTTTGCTTTCACCTGCTGGAAAGCTGAGTCGATGATATTGACTTGTCGGCGTGTCTCTCGTGCGTTCTTAGTTCTGTCAGTGTAAGACTTTTCTATGCTGCCTTCTGCCTGGAACTGCTGATACGGAGTAAGTCCTATGTTGATGCTCTGTGGTGCGTAGTTCTTCGGGTTATCTGCGACTACCTGTCCTGTTTCGGTGTCATAGAGTGTCGCGCCATCAGAAAGGGTGACGTAGCGTTTGTCCTTTGCTTGTGTAGAGAGCAACTTCTGTGTTTCAGCTTGTGTCTTTGCAAGCTCTGCATCCATAGCAGCTTTCTCGGTCTTGGCTGACTGGTATGAGGTAAGCAATTCTTCAACCGAGACATTGTTTGCTGTTGCTAGTTTGGAGACTTCATCTGGGGAAAGAATAGATATATCGACATTCTGAGCTAGAGCCAGTTTTGCGGTGTTAGTAGCTCGCAGCAACCTTCGCTTCTCTGTTTCTTTGAGGAAGGTAATGTACGCCTCTGCACCTTGCTTCATTGCCTGGGCTTTGGCTGATATTTCAGCGTTCGCTTCTGCACGTCCCTTTGTGTAGAGAGAGGCGAGAGCGGAGTTTCGTTCGTCTAGTACCGCTTGTTCTGCACGGGCGTTCAGTCCCATTACTTCCGAAGTCTGAGCACCTCCAAAGGTAGACCCCAACGTGCCTCGTCGTGCCTGTGCTGCGTTGTTAGCACCCAGGTTGTTCTTTCCTACGTTCTGTACGATTGCTAGTTTCTCAGCAGCGACTGCATTAGTAGCGTCGATTTCCCGTTGTAAGGAATCCATGACGTTTTTTCGTATACTTGCTTCATCTACTGGAGCGGTTGCAATTCCCTTGTAGGTCGTTGCCATGTCCTCCATAGCTTTATCAGCAGGTGAGAGGGCACCGTACAGCTCTCCGATAGTCTGGCTTGAGTTGTAGTTAAACTGTGGATTTATAGAAGGATTGCCGACATACGCGGGTGTTCCACTCGGACTGGTAGCATTTGGGGTTGTTGGGGTCGGCTTCTTAGCAAGATTGTACTCGGCGATACGCTTGTTATAAGCGTCTATACTCTCACCTTGTTTTACTTGGTAGTTGGTATCTATAGGCATACTCTATGCAAATGCTTCCCACATAAGGCCGATGGTTTCAGTACCATTTGACCCACTTTTAGTAAAGGCTAACGTAATGTTAGTCGAGTCTACAGAGACAGTAGCGGATTGTATGTTTGGTGAAGCACCGTCTGAGCGGAGATATACAATGTTACTTGCGTCAGAGCCTCCTCCACTCCCAGAGTAGATACAGCTCGTAGTGCTGCCATTATATGTACCGATGCTGGTGCTTGCGACTGTACCAGAGATGCCAGCGGTTATGCGAACAAATCGTGGTGTGCTTGATAGACCGTGTGCGATTACCAAGTTACCCGACGCAGTATTCATAGCACGGCTCGTGTTCAGACCTGTTTTGATGGAAGGCGCAGGCTGTTGGATGTCCATTATTTGGAAGTTTGTGCCGTCGTAGATTACTTCAGCAATCTGACCTGCGGTGATGTCACCTGTAGAGAGGTCAGTGTTTCCGAACTTTTTTATCGTCTTGGCACCGAGAGAGTTGACGTTGAGTGTTGCTGCGCCTGTGTTGCCAGTGTTTGCCTTGAAGCGAACCACCATGCCTGTGGTGTAGGCAGCAGGCGCTGGAGAAAGGGTGATTGCATACGTGTCGTTTGCCCCTGCGTCAGCGGCGTACACTTCTGCACTCTTCTGCAAGTCCTTTTGAGTGACGAATAGGTTGCTTGATGAAGGAGTAGTAGTTGCTGCCAGTGCGTTGTTTTCATCCTGGGAAGGTACACGGGTGTCATTATCTCCCACAGCGATAGGGTTTGTGGCAGAAGCAGGTGCGGTGGATAGCTTCGTGATGCCTTTTACGGTTGTTGATGCGTCAGCACCTCCCGCTATTGCCACGCCATCCACATAATCCTTAGTGGCAAGGTGGTTCGCATTAGAGATGCTCGCTGTTCCGTCATATTTTAAAGGTGTCGAGGCGTTCAAATCGTCTGTGCCGTCGAGCAAATTCTTCATGTAAAGGATTACAGCAAAGTCTGTGAGGCGTACGGAAGCGCCTACGCGGTGCGCTCTAGCTGCTCCGCTCGTAATGGTTCCCTGTCTGGTGACGGTCTTGATAGAGGTGAGACTGGTGCCAGACAAAGAACACTGGATGTGCTCTTTCTGTGAGTTGTCACCGTCAATAGTGAAGTAGTATGTTCCCGCTGGTAGGGATACCCCGTCATCGTCTGTGGCTGATTGTAGCGTTGCAGAAGTTCCACCAACAGAGATGGCGGTGGCAAGTGAAGTTGTGAAATCCGCGACTATTTTTGAAAGTTTAGTACTCATACATTGACAATATTATAACACGTTAATACTCAGGGTTTGCTAGTCCCGTCTGTGTCCCGTCCAATGAGACATTTTGCTTAATCCTGCTAGACCTTGGTAATTTATCTTCAAACAAGAACACGTCATGGTCTTCGATAGACTGCACATCCATATAGCCAATGCCCTTAGCCACAAACTTTATTCGGCGCTTTCTGAACTTAGGGGCCTTGACCTTCATTTCCATGTAGAAAGGGAATATGGTGCTCTGCTGCTCGCCCCCTACCTGGGAACCTCCAATCTCGGGCTGTCCGATGACGTCTGGCTCTGTGTTGTCTACATATCCACCGTCCCCGCGTATGGTGCCCACAAGCTGGAAACCCGCTCCGTCGTAGTCAATATACACCTCGCAGTACTGGTCTGGGTGAATAGAGCCACGGACACGTAACCATCTAAACTTCTTTAGTCGCGTGGTCTTGAACTTGTCGGCTGATGATATCCAGTAGTTCTCTACAACCACTCCGTCGTCGTCGTAGCCGCTGAATATGAGGTACGTGTTCTCAGTGATGGAAGAACCGACATACAAGTTTCCATCGTTCTTAGAGAACATGCGCGCATGATACGCAGTCTCATCCACAGTGTTGTTTAGGAGGTCGCAAAGAAGAACGACGTCATTCTTGGTTGCTTCGGCTGATTTACAGGCCACAACTACGTAGCTGTCATGTGTGTCAATGCAGGCATCGTCGTAGACGTAATTTGAGAAGTCAAAATGTGGGAAGAGTACGTTTGGCTCGATGTTGTCCCCAAGTGGATTGCGTTGCAACACAGTAAGAACAGGCTTATCTGAGTTTGCGGTATTCATAAAGACAATACCACGAGAGGTAGATGTTGCCGCCCTAAAGAAAGGAACACCAAGGTCTCGTCTATACACAAGATTCGTTGCGTTGGTGTCAGTTGGCTCCAGTTCCAACCGGTACACAGAACCACGCTTTAGAGAATAGTACGCGCCGTCCTGGCCGATTAGCACGGTTAGGATAGCGTCACCTCCTTCGTCTTGGGGGAAGACAAAACCTTCACCCGCTGCTCTCGTTGATGAGTACCTAAAGTCTGTAATTCCCCCATCGTTTGAGTTCTCATACTGGTAGTTCGCTTTGATGTTGCTGGCTACGTTAGTAGGTGCGGTGTTGAACGTCAGAGTCCACGCTCCAGTAAGGTAGTTAATTGTGCCCGTGCCTCCAAGATTGCTTGTGAGTGTGCCCAAATAGCTGTCGGTGAAGTACTCTACCTTCTTCAATGTCCCACCAGAGGAATACGCGGTGTACGCAGTGGAGTTGATGGCAATGATAATTGTATTGACGTCAGGTACGCTGTAGACCTTTACAACCATGTTGTTTAGTTGGGTCGTTCCTGTGATGCTTTCAATACGTACGTAATCACCTGCTGCAAGTCCGTGAGAGTTGGACGTTATAGTAGTCAGTCCTCCCAGGGTGATAGCTGAAATGTTTGTAGGGGCAGCAATAGGTGCGTATGGGGTGAAAGCAAAGTAGTTTATCTGGCCCGCTCCCGAGAGGGTACCCGAGAAGGTCGTATCGGCACCATCTCCGCTCCCAAGTGTGACGGCTGTTTGTGTCGTGTAGTTTGTGCCCTGTGGGTCAATCTTTGAACCATACAGACCTGTTTTATCTTCCGTTCTGTTCCAAAGTATTGTGCGGCCACGGTCAATAAGTGCGTAGCCCTTAAAGTTACGCGTTGGGTCGTACATCGCAAGGTACGAGCCTGGGTTGGCGTTGTGGAACTTGTAAATCCCATCCACTCCAAAGGCAAATGTAAACGAACCAGCCAAAGAAGAGTAGTTGGCAAATACGTAGTCAGTCTCCGATAGACCTGTTACTACATCAGTCCATGTCGAACCGCTTAGATATTGAATAGCCGTACCGCTTTTCCTCCAATGTACCTTCGTTCCGTCCGCTTTGTATCCAAAATGCTGTCCATGAATCTGCCCAACTCCATTATCATCTCCCTCGATTATCCTACCTCCTGCAAGCTGTATTTTGCCATCTACAGTAATCCAGTTGCGCGATGCTGATGCAGCGTCTTGTGGGATTAACTCAGCGTCAAGCAGATTATGGGTGCCCTTTGTCAACGCTTCGATAGTGTTATCCATACTAATCGTTATAGTGTTGTGCGTCTTGGAATCTTAGGTCTGCAAGGAACTCCTGGTATTTACTGCTGTTCTCAGTTGCATAGGAGCGCGCACGTTCGAAGCGCTGCGTAATATCGTCTTCAACTGCCATGCCGTGGTAAATCATAGCGTGGAAGTCCTCATCAAATATTGGGGATGTGTTCAATGTAAGAGCATCAGGGCGGTAGATATAGTCAAACTCGTAGGTATTCGCTACGGTTGGCTGTTTGGTGAACACGAGGCGGGAGTTTGGTATGTCCAGGTAGGCGTATCCGTCCTGGTCGCGGTATTGCTTTCTCTCAGACCAGTTGATGATGGTATAAGGGGCCTCATCTACGAACACGACACGACTTGATGGGTTTTGGTCTACGAACTGGCCTGCGTACTGATTATTAGAAATGAGGTATTTGAAGTCGGCGGGAAGAGCAACGTAAGGAACGATAGTGGAGGTGGAGCCTGTTGCTTCTTTCTGTAGGAATGACCAGGGGCGGTCATTAAGTATTTCGCGGTAAATCTTTTCAGCGAGGGCGAGTTCCTCTGTAGGAGAAAGCTCAGTAGTGTCATCTACGTAGAGTTCAAACGCTGTGATTATTTCTTGTGTAGTCATGGTGTTTTATTAACGCGCCCATCCCAACCCCCATAAGGGGCTGAGTGGAAGCATTACGCTGCCAAAAGAACGTCGAGACCGCGAACCTTACCATCTGCGAACGTCTTGATGCCGTACATACGGTCACCCATGAAGTTCGTAGTTTTCTGCTTAGGTTCCTCACGTGTGGTCATATCGTCCTCCATCTGCATCACAACGTCGGTAAAGCCAGGCTTTCCGAAGTATGCGTGGATGAAGTTAGACGTGACTGCGACGTTAGAGAGACCGTCAGTGATGGTCATACGTCCAGCACCCTTAGCAACAATCGTGAGAGTGTTTGCTGCGGCGCTGTCCGTTGCGGTTACACGCATGTCCTGCCAGGTCGTAAGTGAAGAGCCTGTGAGAGCTACTTGTGTTGAAGAAGTAGTCGTTGGGGCATTCATTATACCTTCGAGGTTTGCGAGTGTTGCGTCCTGGTCAGCTCCGATAAGGAAGTTACCAGCAGCAGCACCGATAGAAGATACAGCCGTGAAAGTAACGCCGTTGATTACAAGGGTCTCACCGTTTGAAGGCTGACCAGTGAAGGTGATGAGAGCTTCTGCTGTCAACTTCTCCGATACTCGTACATCAGCGTTACCTACCGTTCCAGCGTAACCGTTCTTGAAGGTTGAACCTGCAAGGTCAATGTTCTTACCCATCACGTATTGTGCGATGTCAGAAGCGGCGTAACTGTCGATAATGAGGATGTTGCCCTCGTTATCCTGGTTGTTCTTCTGAGAGTTCTTAGCAGGCATACGAGCCACCATCTGAGGCACAGTCGTGCTTGTGAGGGTGATTGGTGTACCAGTCGAAGAAAGGGTAGTAAGGTCTCCGTTGTCGAAGTCGTACGTAAGGTTCGTTACTTCGTAGAGGATGTCTCCGTCTACGTAGAGAGCGAGTTCCTTAGCTACTCGGCCACCAGCCGTTACAGCAGGTGCGAGAGGGCCAGCCTGTTTAAGTTCGTAGTCAGAGATAGCGAATGTGTAACCCTTGATACGGTCAACCGTAAGGGTCTCTTTGCTGTCGCCGAGTACGTCAACAGTACGGTCGGACATTGGGGTAATATCGCGCACGCGAACACCTGACGTGTCGAGGATTGCGCGGTCAACTGAAACTCCGTACTTCAAGTCAGACTGGAAGCGGAAGTTTGCAGCTACTTTACCTACAAGACGCTTCTGAAACAACTCTTGGTAAGTGTTTGAAAAGTGTGTCTTGAAGATGTCAAGATTTGCAGTCATAAAATGGGAATAAAGTTAATTGTATTCCCCCGTTGCATGTTAGTTGCGTCGTACCAACTCCATGACGTATCTGTCGTACTGCTCCTTCAACTTTGGTGACTGCATCACTTCGTTGATGTAAGTAGGGTCAGAACTTGCACGGGTCGGGTCAAACTCACCTGGGGTGCTACCCCCACGAGGCGTTGTTTTCTCTAGGGTTCGCTTGCCTCGCACTGCGGAACCATAGGTCTCTTCGATTAGTTGAGAGAACGTCTTGCTTTGGTTCTTAGGAAGTAGAGAGAGTTCCTTGATGATGTCCTTGTTGACTACATCAGAGTACTCTTCCATGTCCTCAAGAGCCTTAGCAAAAGAAGCGTCAAAGACCTTGTCAATATTTGCCTGCTTCTCTTTTTCCTCAAAGGGCTTTAGCTTCTCTGACATCAAACTTTCGATAGTCTTCTGGTTTTTATCCAGTACGGCTTTCTCTAGTTTAGAGAGAAACTTTTTGTCGATGTTGAACTCTTCTGCAAGCGCTTCGATACCTTCTGATGTTTCCTCCTCTGAGGCTCCAGACGATACCGCTTCTTGTAAAGCCTTGACTTGCTTTTCCAGAGCCTTACGTGCTTTCTTTTCTTCAAGGAAAGCCGCCTCTGGGACAGTCTTAGCTTCTGGCTTGTTAAGCTCCTCACCGATAGTTTTCACAGGTTCTGGTGCTTTAGGGGTCTCCTTAGCTACTTCCTCACCTGCCTTTACGACTTCATCAGCCATAATATTCACGTTTTTTAGTTGGTCGCACCAACGGTCTTTTTTCCTCTTGCGAGCCAGCCTGTGCCTAGCTGGAAAAATGGTTACGCCATCAGCGCCCCGAATTGGTATAAGTATACCACATTTTTATTTGTCAAATGCGGTATGTTGTGGGTTGGAAGGTACACGGGGGAGTACCCTACAGCCCACAACACACAGCACTTATTCAGTGAGTGTGGCCATGAAATCTACAGCATCAGCATAATTCTTGTTAGAACGGTTCATTGCTCGGAGCATACTTAGATTTAGACCGATTGCCGCGCACTTGGCTCGAAGTTCTGTCTCAGAGAGTGTTGCATACTGAAAGGCGATGGTGTCTACGAGGTTAAGTACGTCCTCATTCAAGGTCTTTATCAATACCTGGCCCCCTTCGGTATTGTACAGTGCCGCGAGAGCGCCATACTTCTGTATGTCCTGCTGAACCACCTCTTTATCGTTCTTATTCATGCTGTACTGGTGATTTGGTAAACCCTAGCACCTCCATCATCAACTCCTTCTCTTTCTGGAACTCATCAAGGGCTGCGGTACGCTTCTCGATGCCGTCATTTAATTTGGCACATTCCATACGAGCCTGGTAGTACATCCATACAGTATACTGGTCTTGTTCGCTCATCTCCTTTACGAAAGGGTGATGCTCTTCAATGTTCTTCCACTTTGCCTCTTCAATGGTGAGCTGGCCTTGCATCTCTCGCTTCTCAGTCGAGTACTTATTCTGTACGTTCTCACTCTGCTCTAGCGTAAACTCGGCGGTTGATAGCTCTTCTTTCTGAATAAGAGCCTTACGGTAATCGTCGTTAGGCTGTAATACCTTGTATGTTGCGGTCATATGACTCGGGCGATGATAATTCCACAGCCCCGTCCTGTGGGAGCGCTGGTGGTGCGCTCATTGGGCTTATACCCTGTTGAATTTGTTTGTTGGTTATCTCACGTGCAGTATTTGCCAGTACGTACTCTTCACAAAGCGTGATGTACGATGCAAGTGCCATGAACTGCTCGTGTGTCATGTCTTCCTCATGGTCAATCATGTAATCGAGGAAGCGCTTCTTGTATGCTACGTTTGCAGCTCGGTTCGGCTTGATTTCTTTTCCTTCGAGGATGTCTTCGATGTCTCGTGATGCTTCTGACATAATCTGGGCATTGCCGTAGTCTGACGTGTCCAAAAGCTCTTTAATCTCGTCGGCATCAAACCCTGCAATCTTTGCACCTATCTCGTATGCCTTCTTAGGTGATTGTGCAGGATTCTGAGCGTTAGCGGACAAGAAGCCAAGTTTATTGCGCTTGTCCACCTCTGATGCCTGGTTCTCAGCGTCTGATGCTTCTACCGTGATGCCGAACTCGTCAGACTTTTTGAATACATCGCGTCGAGAGATACCTTCGGTCTCTACTCCATCAGGGCCGAGGATTTCGATAGACACTTTCTTGGTAAGGTGGTTGCGTACTCCCATCTCATAGAGCTTGGCAAAACGCTTGTACCCAAACGAGTAAGACTTGTTGATAAGGCCGAACCTGTCGGCGGTGTTGGCCTGGTTGCCTTCGTAAATGCCTACCTTGTCATCTCCTGATGTACCCTTAGCTCCTGCGGTTACGCCTGACGCCTTCTCTTGGATGCTTTCGAGAGCGTCAAAGGTTCGAAGCGGCGTGTCGATTGCTGGTGGACGTAGGAACTGTACAGCTCGCGTCACATCCATACCCGCTCGTGCTCGGATAGTGCCTGAGCGGCGGTACTTCAACTCAGAGAGGTTGGTGATTGCTCCAATGTCAACGACCTTCATAGGCTTGTTGTACTCTTCACCGTTGTCGAGCATTTGGTTTATGGTCACGTTCTGAGCCATGAAGATTTCTCGTACTTGGTCAGCAGGTGCACGTGTCCAGAACTCAGTTACAGAAGGACGTGTGCCATAAGACCAGAACGGATACGCTCCTAAAGGGAAGTCTCGGGTAGGTGGGAAAATGTCTGTAAGAAGCTCCGCGCGGATGGCAATACCTTCGTCTGTCATAAGCAGGTAGTAGCGCTTGCCTTCGTATGTAGTGAACCACTCCCAGAACTTGAATTTATCCGCGTCTACATCCTCACGCTCTACAGCAGTGCCAGTAGCCTTCGTGCGGTTTACTTTGTTGCTCTCTTCCTTGGTCTTTTCAGTGTTGTTACCGCCACGGTCTAGGAGCTTCTTTACCTCGGATGTGATGTAGTCTCCGTCTTTCATCTCGTATCTGTCCTTCACCACACCGTAGCGGCCAAGGTATTTAGCTTGCTCCATGTCTATACCGCCTGCTGATGGGTCGATGAGGAAGTCGTACACGTCTACGTTCTCAAGGTGAGCGGCGTAACCATTCTCGCTATCTGCGTAATAGGCGAAGATTGCGCGTCCGTAGATAAGAAGCTGCTCCTTACCCGCAAGGTCTTTCATGTCCCAGAAGTCTCTGTCAGCATCGAACTTTCTGAGTGCGTTTAGGCGTGCTACACGCTTGAGCTGGGCTTCCTTTCTCTTGGTGAATTTAAACTGTAGAGAGTTGTCAATCTTTGAGAGGTACGTGTTAACGAACTCTTCCATTCGTCCCAGGTCAACATTTGCTCGGCTCTCCTGAGATTCTGATTTAACGCCATACAAAAGGTTCTCGTTGAGGTGCCAGTTAGATACCTTTGGTTGTTTATGTCGGCGTGCAAAGTCAATCTCTACAAGAGCTTGTGCAGTTAGTTTGTCGCGTAGTGTTTTTGAAATCAAAATGACCCCCGATTACATTATTTAATAACTTGGGCTGGCTTTACCGCCTCCATTGCCTTACATGCAGCACAAACACATACAGGTTTCGGTGCTTTCGGTGTCTCTGTAGGTGTGGCAACGACTTCTTTTACTGTCTTTGATGCGCTTTTCTTTGCCATATGCGGTTTATTATATCACAGCATGTCAAATAGCTGTGTGGGGATAACTCTTAAATGTTAATTGTGGGGTAAGTAGTAGCTGGTGGTGTTGCAGTTCCTACAGGACGTATTGGTTTGCCGTCTTCCAGCTCGTAATCTCGTGATGCAGTTGTCCTCATATGCCTATTGTAGAGTAAATTGTATCATCCTCGTAGTCTTCCTCCTTCACATCCTTGACGGCATTGGGTTTGAGGAACGTAATGGCGTATCGTATCCCGTCCATAGAGTGGTCGTAGCCAGGCTTCGGGACGTTAATGATGTTCCCCTCCTTGTCCTCCATCCACGCATAGTTCTCCTGCTCTATCCTCGTGTTAACACTACGTTTTGTGTAGGAGATAGGCACAGACTGCACGACCTGGATGCCATGCGTGATGCTATCAGGCCCTTTCTCCGCTGGAAGGATAAGGACGCCGTGCAAGGCGATTTCGTCAATGCTCTTAGGTTCAGAGCTGTCGGCTATAGTCGGGACGTTGCCAGGCTGCGCTTTGATGATGGCGGCAATTTGTGAGTTCAATAACCCTTTGGCGTACGCAATTTCATCCAGTATGTACCCACCGTTATACTCGTAAATATTACCGATGGATGTAGGGTCGTTGGTGTAACCGAAGTCTAGCCACCGTGCTACCAATCGAGCCTCGTGCGGCACGCTCTCAATCTCTCGCCAGTTTGTGTAAATCTTGCCACGGACTACTTCGGGGACTAGCCCTTTAATCATGTTGTAGTAGTGCGCGGGCTTTGTCTCTTTATACGCCTCGTATCTCTCTACTGTTGCTGGAGTTATGTTAGCTACGTTGCAGGTGTAGTCAGTTCTGATGAAAAGGGTATCTTTGATGCTGTCTTTGAGCTTCGGTATGTAGAAGTCTGGAACACCTGACGGCAATAAGTCGAACCACCGCTTAATAATCCAATGTGACTTAGGAGGTGGGTTGAGCAATAGGATGATTGTTATATCACCCTTTACCGTACGGATAGAGTCATCAAGCTGTGTAAAGTCTTCCTCTGGTATTTCGTCTGCTTCTTCAATGATGATGCAGTTGTAGTTGGCAAGGGACTTCAACTTAGCCTTCTGTCCCCCTGATGACTTACGAAAGCCCTTAGCGTTTATGGTGTTGATACCATACGTGACACTCATTCTGTCGTTGACCTGAAATGCACCCTCCTCTTCTGGTTCCTCGGCGATACGGTCTGTTATCTCACGGAAGATACTATCTCGAATGTCTCCAAGGATGTAACGCATGATGGCGCAACGGAAGTACTCTGGTGAGGCCAGCTTTGATTTAGCGAACTGAGAGGCGACGGTAGAACGTCCTGCACCACGTCCTCCCATGAGGATTATGTAGCGAGCTTTAGATGTGAACAGCTCCTTATATTCTTTATTCACTATCTGCTTCATCGTCTGAGAAGTCTTTGAAGACTATGGTGTTCCCCTTGATTGGCTTATCGTCTGTGGTTATGTCGGCCTTCTCCCTCATACCGTGGTTAGCTGAGAGTATGAGCTTGGCAATGGTTGGGTTGTAGTCCCCTGAAAGCCCTTTGTTTATGAGCCTTTCTTTCTGCTCCCCTCTTATCTTGTCTAAAGCGTCCGAGAAGTCAGGATGGTCTTTCTCCCATAGGTACAATGATGAGCGAGCTACGTTGATGAAACGGGCAAAGCCTTCCATGGTAGGACTCTTTACTACCAGCCTACCCTTATCGTCGTATTCGTCTTGACACCACTCCAAGTAATGGTCTACTGCTGCAATGTATTCTTCCTTAAATTCGGATGTTCTCCCCAAAGTCATAGCTGCATTATACCACACCTATACAAACTGGCTAAACCTCTTTATTGCCTCCTGATAAAAAAACCTATCCACCTTCACATACTCATTCTTCATAGCATCGAGCCGTTTGAACCAGTCCAGTCCTTTCCTCTCCACTATCTTAGAAGCCCAATAGCTTTCGTTGTTGTGTAGGACTACGTGGCAATGGTGGCAAAGGGGGATAAGGTTCTCTTCCACGTATCGTAGACGGTTAGACTTGGATTTGTGGACGTGATGGTGCGCCACCTGTGTTTCAATAGCACAGTTAGGGGCGCGTAATAGGCAATGGGGATGCTTTGAACGGATGAAGGGCGTTAGGAGGGCGTCGGCTTTATTCCTAAGCGTAGAGAGTTTAGGTGCTTTCATACCCTCTTCAAATACTTCAACACCTGTTCCTTAGTCATGGGACGTGGGAGCCATCTATGATTGAAACGTGTAAACAACGTTAGTGCCATATAAGGAACAAACCTAGCAGTATAGCTGGCAACAACGAGACCCAAAAGAAGACCCAACTGATACCTACATCTCTGTTTATCAAGAACTCCGCTACAGAGAATACAAATGCTAGGTATAGCGCGATTGCTATAAGAAACAAACCAAGTTCGGCTGATGTCTTCCCGATTTCCTCGCAATACTTAATCCCTTCATGGATAATACAATCTCTGCTATTGACGGGGCCAGACATTACAATAGGCATTGGATACATAAATTTACTATACCACACAAAAGAAAAGCCCCTGTGGTTATCCACAGGAGCTGGTGGGTGGGAGAACCTCCATGCTAGGGGGGAGATAGCACCCTGTGTGCTCACAGGCACCCGTTGGTAGTATAACAAGAAAGCGAGGCTCTGCGTTCTGTGTGCTATGATTACTACCTATGCAAAAGCGTAATTGTTTGGCGTGTTATAAAGAGTTTAATACATACAGAACCGAACAGGCATATTGTTCATCTAAGTGTGGCGCGCGCGGCATGGAGCTACCTAACCACGTACCAAAATCGAGTGCAAGAGGGAGTGCCGAAGGGGTTCCGTACTCACGCATGAGCAGGAAGGCGAATTATAGGGGAAGATTGTGCTCGTGAGCAAAAGAACGCGCATATTCGAGTGCCTGGCTTTTATTTGCGAAGTACTTTGATACACGTTTGTCGTTAACCTTTCGCACAAAGCAGTATCTCTTCATGCGCACGGAGTACGTCACATTTTTGACACCAACAGTGTTGTCCGTACGCATCTTTTGATTTTGCAAATTTTGTGCGTGCGATACAAGACGCAAGTTTTCAATCCTATTGTCTAAAGTGTTGCGATTAATGTGGTCAATCACCATCCCTGGCGGGATACTTCCATGATGCAGTTCATAGATTGCCCTGTGTACATACTTTGTTTTGCCAAACTCAGAAAAAGTAAGATATCTCCTCCCGTTGCAGGAAGACATTGCTTTCAGCTCGGAGCGCTTTCCAAATTTATCCAAGTATAGCTTTCCGTCTTCATAGATGAGGTGTCTTTCTCTTTGTAGGCAGCCACAGGATTTAGGCTTTCCTTTTCGGACTTTGGATAGAGCTGCTACAAACTCTTTGCCGCACTTACAAGAAAATTTCCACATTCGATTGTTATTCTTTACGTGGGAAAACTCAACTGGCGTTAGGTACCCGTACGTTGCAACAGCGTCCATATGTGATACATATTAGCATTTGCACTGATGTGTCGCAACCGTGCTCCTTGTTCCCCTTGTTCGATTATCGAGCAGGGGGATGGGAGCGCGGCTCAATCGGTGTAGCCAATGCTCTTGTCGGTATGAGTGATTTCCCCATCCCTCTTTAATTGTCTTTTGTAAAAGTAGCGCATCATGCGGTGGAACACTGTGCGTACCTTTTTATTCTTCCCAGCTCGACACTGTTTACACGAGCAACCAGTATGGATACGTTGTTGCAACATACTTTTTGTTACTTAGTAATGGGAGCGCGGCACGTGCGGGAAAGATGGGAATTGAACCCACGGCCTATCGCTTGACAAGCGATTGCTCTAACCGACTGAGCTACTTCCCCAAGAAATTCTCGCGTTAAGCGAGAATCTCAGGAACCCAAACCTTTTTTGAGGTTTGGGCACAGAAAGTGGCACATGGGCCCGTGGTGTCAAAGGTAACATTCCAGCCTTATAACCTAGGAGATGCCAGTTCGACTTCCACAAACCTGAACTACTTTCTGTGCTCAAACTTCAAACAGTGAGGGGAGCACGTATGCACCCCCCGTCTGCGTAGGTTCTATTGACCCGTGGCGTCACTCTGGAGGTGGTTTGCATCGCTTGCATTGGCAGATATCGTCTTCGATATCCTCTATGAAGTCGAACTCCACCTGGCTGTCTTCGAGGAACTGTACGTCCTGCGCTACACCGTTGGCGTAACACGTGGAGGAACAGTAGACCTTGCCGTGGTCGTGGTCTGGATACTTTACGAGCTTCAACGAGCCCGAGCAGCAATCACAACTACGTTTATCAGTGGTGACGTACGGGTACGGCCTGTCAAGGTGCATGGGACACTCCTCTTGCTTCCCAAGCCCCAAACAATGAAGTTTAGAGGCTTTCTAGGAAACGTCCCTTTTTGCGAAGGGCTCGGGAGGCGAGAGGTTCTTCCCTTATTATACACCCTCCCCAGACTGGTAGAGAATGGGGTGTGTATAACTATTCAGGCTTTGCTAATTCGAGGTTACTACAGTATTGCGTGTCTATAGGCGGCACGAACCACATGAGCGGAAATACCATCGACAATAACACGTTATCAACTGATGCAACGGAGATGGATTTATTACACTCATATGTTCCAGTAGCCATTCGATTCACAGCAATCCCACCAAATAAACCGATTGTTACCAGCTGAAAGATAATCCATCCCGCCAAGAACCGAACCGCTATACTACGCTCTGCAACCACATCTATTGTGTATCCCATATCAGGTGTTTACTTATTATCAGGCACAGCTATTTCCAGGATAGCCTTCTTGTTGTCCGCAAGCCAGTTAAAAAACGTGTCTACACTCATGTGCTTGTTTAGCTTCTTGGCTACCGCTCCACGTAGGATGTTAAAGCGTTGGTGGGTCGTGGCCTTGGTGATGTAGGACTTGTATTTGGGCATACTACTTCTTTAACCTATAAACATAATCCAGTGACTTCCCTCTCTTCACGTACTCGCCTTGTACGTTAAAGCCTAGTCGGCGTAGTTCGTATACGATAGCGCCCAGGCGGGTGATGTACTTCCTCAGTGCTTGATTGCGGGACACGTAGCCGTGCTTTTGTAGGTGGCTGTGTGCCCATTCTAGTTGGGTCATGTTATTTCATTAAGTATCCCGCCGCCTGTGGGTCAGGGAGGGGGACGTTGGTAAGTGCACAAATGCGGTCTAAGTATTCCCCAAACTCTATCTTTGAAAGTGAGGTGGTACTTGCGGGTATCTTTCTTTCTATCTCCTTCCCGTTGATGTGTACCTTGATGGTACGAGGCGGGAGGAACTCTCTTTTAAAGAACTCGTGTAGGGCTTGCGGGTAGTCTCCTGTTTCCTTGGCTATGACGTCCAGGTAGAGCCAGTAGTAGTTGTTCTGCGTGTTGGTGCGTTCTAGTTTTGGTAGCTCTACGCGTACAACCTTTCCGTTATGCTGTTGCACAAATTGCTTCCAGAGAGCGAAGTGGGTTTCTGATTTCCACTTCAACCCTCCGAAAGTCTTTGTGTCGAGCGTTGGTAAGAACGCTTCCATATCTAGAAGGGAATGTCACCAGACTTTATCTCATCGTGTCCGTTCATGCCCACGCTAGTACGTGTCTTGTACTCTTGTGATGAACGCATCTTTTCAGCAATGAACTGAGGGAGGGAGTTGATTACTTCCTCGGTTGCTGTGTCCACGTCTACCAGGCGAGACTTGTTGAACTGCTCTGGTGCGGTGATGCCTTTTAGAAGTGGGGAAGCGGACTTGATGTTGGCGTACACACTGTCCCCTTTCGTGACGTGCACGACGTTTAGGAGGCAAGCGGTGCCAAGGAGCTTCTCCAGGTCAAAGGTACGAGCCTCTTCATCGGTGAGGGTCGCGCCAATCATTCCTTCCACTACTGGACGGAGGTTAGACTTCTCTCCCATTGAATAGGTGAACTCGCGGGAGATGGTGTATGGCTTCTCCTGCTCGCCTTCCTTGAATACTTTGCGTTCATTGCAAAGCTCAAAGCCTAGACGGATTTTGTGAGAGAGCCTCTTCTGTCCTTCCCACTCTGTCTCTACCGAACCAATGTTGATGATTTCGATAAAGCGAGCTACGTGTGTTCCTGCTGGTACTGGGTCAAACTGCTTCTTCTCTGGTGCTGGTGCTGGTCGCATAAATGTATGTTAGTAGTGTAATTCGCCCTCTGGTAATGGAGAGTATTCTGCGGGAGCTTCGAGTTGCCACTCGTCCCCCGCGTCCCTCTCTCCTATGTAGTCACCTCGCCCTGTTATCTTGTCCCACATGCGGGCGTGATAGTCGTCCTTTCGTTTAGACTTTTCTTTGTGGTCACGAGCAAACTCTGCGAGGCGGTTCGTCATTTGACGTTCGACTGCTTGTTCAGGCGTTATCATATTCGTCTTTAGATTCATAATCCGCTATAGCTTGCTCTAGTCGGCGGGTGACAATAGCGGCGGTACTGGTAATGTCATCAGGCACAAAACACGGGGAGTCTTCGATACAGACTATCTCGGGCTGGTCTTTGAATACTAAGTGAGCGTCGCCTTCTGGGTACACTACGACTGCTACACGGTATTTAATTTCGTTGTTCATGCTACTAGATAAGCTAGTAATGTGGGAGCAAGAACGGTTGCAAAGAGTGATATAGGCATGATGTGCTCTAGACTCTTGCGGGCAAGTTCTTTTAGCTCCATGTCTTTCTTGAACTGTGGGTACGTGAAGTACGGTTTAAGTATTAGTTGTTCCATAATCTGTTTTTAATGCCCTCGGGCGCACACACAGGAAAGCATGTGCGCACCCGAAGGTTCCTGTTAATTCGCACTTATGGGGTATGTCAACGTGCCTATATATATACTACACCCGTTATATATATGTGCAAGGGGTCGTATATGGTCGGTGTGGATAACTCATTTACCTTTAGTCCTGGCAAAGAAAGCGTGCGCCCAGGAGGTGTAGGGAGAACGTCTATCGTTATATGAAGATGTCACGGTATGTATCAAAGCTCGCAATGAGTCTGTATCACAAGGTCGTACGTTCATGTTTATGCGTTTTGCTACTCTCGTTGGTGTCCATGCTGGGTCGTTGATAAGTGACACTATCTCTTGAATAACAAGTTTGCGCTCTTCTTTTTTTGAAAGGGGATTTATTGCAAATTGCAGTGACGCAGTTGTTACTTTTTGCATACATGATTGACTATAGCAAAGGAGAGGAGGAGGGGAAGGGGTTATCCACAATCAGATACTTTTAAGGAAGTCGAGTTGTGATTGATGCTCGTTCCAAATAGTTTGCGCCGCTTTTAATTCACGGCTGGCATCGTTGGTGTTGTGGACTTTGTACTTCTCGTACATCTGCATGTAGTGACAACGAGTACAGTAGTCCCACTGTGAAAAGTAGTAGGGTGCGTTCAACTGTTTCGACCTTAATACGTCGTGGACTCTTGTCTCGGTCATGTGGTTACAACGTGGGCACTGGATGCCAACGCCTGTTACCGTGTGTCTCTTCTTCTTCTTCATATCGTTTATATCATTCCTTTTAATTGTATGGCCACCCGATATTGAGGTCGGGTGTTGATGTAGTATTAGTGCTTTGTATGAGATGTTAGTGGACAGCTTGCGCTGCATTCCTGAAAGCCGCTTGTTTTGAGGCAGCGGCACCCCAGACCACCCAATTCGGAACGGGAGACTTTCGTCTATCGCTAGGTTAACTCTAACGAGCTTCACCCTTTATTACAGCACCCACGGCGGTTCCTAGATACATGAGTGCATGGCTTTTTAATTCACCAGAAGCCTATAACTGGCTCATACTTATAGTGTGGAGACTCTCGCTTGTCTGCACAGCTAGGGAGCTATCACACTAATACGTTGTTACGGACTATTAGCTCTTATCCTTCAAAGAACAACACAAAAACCCACTCGTGAGAGCGGGTCTAAGTGATGGTGCCTACAAAGGCATGGAAGTCGCCAACAGAGTTAGCAGCTTTCATGCATTCAACACCTGTAAGGTATCTTACCTTTGTATTTACCATACCGCAAGTATACCAGACTTCACGGAAACTACATGTGGATAACTCCCCAAAACAAAAGCCCCCTGTACAAAGGGCTTCTGTGTCTGGTGACCATGTCCGTACTTTTCCTCCTATGGTAGCCGCACGGACTCCTATACTTTACCAGGCGGGGTGCGTTACGCAACTATTCCCTATCCTCAGGCCATTCTATTTCATCGTAACAATCTTGACAGTATGCGTCCAGGTATATTGACTGGAAACCGCTCTCTATCACTTCTACGGGTATGCCGCACATCACGCACGGTAGTACCGTTCCCTTAGGAACCCAATGTACATCTAAGTCTCTTGTTTGATATGGGGAGGGTATCTCATCCATGAGGGTAGTATAACGCGAAAAGGAGGGCGCGAGCTCTCCTTAATGCGTGACTATTGCTCCCTTAGCCGCCTATACGCTTGTGCTTCGGGAGGTTGGGTTATCTCTTCCGTAGTACACCCAATCGACTTCTACGGCGTATCTCATGCGGACTGTATAGTGCCCACGTGAGAGTGTAAGAGTAGTATAACGCAAAAATGACCCGCGGTAGGCAGGTCATCGTTGCTTAAGGAAGACACTAACATTACTAGTCACTTGGGTGACTCACATATAGTAGTTTAAACACGTGTTTAATGCAAGTGTTGTGGATAAACGACATAGACAAGGCAAAATGTAGGTATACTAGGTTGATGCTCTATCAACCACCAGAACAGCTCGTCAAGGAAGTCGCGGAAGTAGTACGCCTTGCAACACGTCAAAGGATGCTCGAACGCGCCATTGACATAAAGTGGGAGGAACTTATGGAGGCACAGATAGAAGTACCCATAGTCTCCAAGTACACCATACGCAAAGACTTCTTAAGAAAGCTCATCATGCGCGAATATCCTGATGCCATGAAATACTTTGACTACTTCGCGGGTGAGGCTATCCAGTTCAAGACACTCGGGAGAGTAAACGAGCAACGAATAGGATACGGCGTTACTGCTCGCATAAACAAGGTTCTCACAGACCACTTTGATGAATGGTGGTGAGTTATCCCCACTGTCAAGATTGACGCTCCTATTTAATGGTATTGTAGTGGTATGACTCCACAGGAGAGTGCCGAGGTAAATGCTTTTATAAAAGAGAACTCTAGCAAGTCTGATAGAGAGTTATACAGGGAACTGGTACGGCAGGGAATAAACATAAGCATGAACGCGGTGCGCCTTCGAAGAAGGTCAATGGGTAACTTAAAGGATTCATTTGGCAACTTGATAGACGGGAAGGGATTGAGCAGAAACGATGTGAAGCTCGCGTGGTTGAAAGGAGAGGATGCGTCAATCCTGGTGCACAACCCTGATTTCAATAAAGAGCAAATAGAAGACGTAGGGGCACGCATCATCGAAGAGATGAAAAAGCACGCTCCCAAATATCCTAAGATAAAAAGGGCAGCGGTAAAGCATTTACCGTGGATGAAAGAAGGACACTTGCTTGTCGTAAACATGGCAGACATTCACGTGGGGGAGAACACGGAGCTAGTCATAAAGAGATGCCACGAGGCACTGGATGATATTTTGATAAAGGCCACAATGTTCCCTATTTCCAAGATTGTGTTTGCGGGAGGGAATGACGTTTTACACGTAGACACGGACACTCACACCACGACAAAGGGTACACAGCTCCACGCGGAGATGCGACCCGAGGATATGTTCGTCAAGGCCAAGGATTTGTATATTGCACTCATTGAAAAGCTCGTGGCCTTTGCTCCAGTCCACTACGTCCACATACCAGACAACCATGCAAAGATTTCAGGCTTCCACCTTTCGCAAGTCATAGAAGCATGGTTCCATAAACACCCAGAGGTGACTGTTGACGTGTCGAAGGACTATAGAAAGCGTCTTGTGTTCGGTGACAACCTTGTTTGCTTTGCACACGGGCATGGAGTGAAAGACAATGACAGACCCCTGGACTTCGCTACAGTATTCGCTAAGGAGTGGGGATTGACACGGCATAGGTATGGATATTTGGGACACATTCACCACAACAAGTCCATTATCAGTAAGCACATAAAGGAGATGCCAGGGATAGAGATACAGTGGCTTAGGAGCATACAGCCACAAAATGACTACGAGAGCTTGAGCGGCTATCATTCAAAAGCGGGTGTTTCATTATTCATCCACCATCCTAAAGACGGACAGGTGGCAAGATTTAACAAGAACTTCTAGTATGACCAACAAGGAATGGGTAGAGCTCCACAAAGAACTCACGGACAAGATGCGCGAGATTACGATTCGTAAGAATGCGGACTATGCCACGTCTGGGGATGCGTTCTCTAACTTCAAGCTAGTCCAACAGTTCGGTGTAGCGAGTGCGGAGCAAGGATTCTTTACCCGCATGACAGACAAGATGAGCCGCATCGCGTCATTCATTGAAAAGGGAGAGCTACAGGTCAAGGATGAAAGTGTAGAAGATACACTACTCGACCTTGCCAATTATTCCCTTCTATTGATTGGGTATTTGAGAAATGTGGACAAGAAGCTAGCGGAGAAAGGTACAGGTGGGACAATTATGGGGACGGGCGACCCGTCACCTATAACAATATGAAATCACTTTTAACTTGGTTCGTTTATTCGT